CAGGGAGCAACCTTGTATACCATGAAACGTTTTATGGTGCGTCAACTGGTTATCTTGCTTACCCTCTTGATCCTTTCGAGATTTCTAACACCGTAAGTTCTGGTTTAAGTGGAACTTGGCGTTGTATGGGTAACATGCGCTCCCCTACTACCTCAGGGATGAACGCCAACACGGCAATAGGATCAATTTGGTTGAGGATTTCTTAATATGTCACAAAGTCAAATAATCACAGAGGCACGAAACGCTTCTTACATTGACCCAGAGGGGAATATTGATTGTGAGATAAAACATCCAAAACACGGATGGATACCTTACACACTGCGTGATGATGACACCGACACGACAGTTGACAACGAAGCGATTAAAGCAATGCTTGGCTCTCATATCTCAGCATACGTCCCGCCTACACAGGAAGAATTAGATGCTGAAGCGGGATTAAAAGTACGCAGTCGCCGTGACATGCATCTTACTACCGAAGTAGACCCAATCGTATCTAACCCACTGCGCTGGGCAGACCTAACAACAGCAGAGCAAAACGCTTGGTCACAGTATCGCACAGACTTGCTGAACATCACAGATCAAGAAGGGTTCCCACACAACGTAACGTGGCCCACTAAACCATAGGTGACACATGCTAGGCTTTTCTAGTTTCTCACAAGCTACGTTTTCATCTACAGGTGCTGCTGCGCTTGCTGCTCTTGGCTATCTAGCTACGACATCAGCGCAGCTTGCAGCAGGTACTATAATATCTAACGGTCAAGCTGGACCAATACTACCTGCTGCTACTGCTACCTTTACAGCTAATGCTTTTGGTGATGTAGATGCACAAGCTACAACAGAACTAGTAAACGCACTAGCTTCGTTTAACATAGCTACCCTAGCTGATATAGATGCTCAAGCTAATACAACTATACCAGCAGCTACAGCTAGTTTTACTGCAGCAGCATTTGATGATGTAGATGCACAGGCTAGTACAACTTTATCTGGTGCAACATCTACTTTTGCTGCTTCAGCACTTGACTTTGATGCACAGGCAAGTATAACTACTTCTAATGTAGTATCTTCTTTTAGTATCAGTGACTTTACTTCTGTAACAGGTAAAGCTAATATTACACCAAGTGGTGCTACAGCTACCTTTGCATTAGACATAGACTTTGACGCTAAAGCAAACACAAGCATAGGTGGCTCTGTTACAGCTACACTTACTGCTGAAGACTTTGCAGATGTAGATGCTCAAGCAAGTGGATTCTTATCTACTACTGCAGCATTCCTCTCTATCTACATCACAGACTTTGCAGACGAGGATGCACAAGCTAGAGCATTCATGCCAGTGGCAGCGTCTAGCATTACAGCAAGTGACTTCGGTGACGTAGACGCTAAAGCTAATACAGACATTGGTGGCTCTGTAACAGCAGCACTAGCAGTATCAGCATTCGATGATGTAGATGCTAAAGCTAACACAACACCCAGCGCAGTAACGGCTACAATAGCTAACGCAGCCTTTGACGATGTAGACGCACAGGCAACAATAGTACCACCTTCTGTCGTATTAACCCCAGCTATAGACTTAGATGACCCTATTGCTGTAAGGTTTGACTTCGGTCAGTTTGCTGACAGTTACGATAGATCAAGAGTGCTTTATATAGTTTCTTACGGTGGTAGTGATACTGTACATGTTATTGAAGAAAACAGAACAGTTTATATAGATAAAGATACGCAGAACTACACTGTGTATATTACAGGATAAGGACATACTATGTCTTATAAGTGGCCCGATAAAGACCCAGACGAAATGTTAGACTACAGTGTAGACTGGTCACGCTTTCTAGGTGATGATACTATATCGTCTGTAACTTGGTACATCTATGACGGAGACGGAGTTAAACAACAAGTGTCTGATTCTTCTGTAGTTAATGGGCTGCAGTTTGTTCAGGGTACTATTTCAGGGCGTGTAGCTACAGCAAGGTTTTCATTAGGGACTAATAATATACGTTATAACGTTGTCTGTCGTATAAACACAGGGGAAAATCTACAGTATGAACGTTCTATTTTCCTACGTGTTAAGGAGAAATAAAATATGGCGTATGATTATTTAGGACTAGTCAACGATGTGAATCGCAGATTAAACGAAGTAGAGTTAACTGCAGCAAACTTTGCAACTACTACAGGTTATTATAGTTTTGCTAAAGATGCAGTTAATGCAGCTATTCGCCATATCCAACAGGAAGAATATGGTTGGCCTTGGAATCACGTAGAAGAAACTGAAGTATTAGTTCCTGGTACAGTTCGATATGGTTTTCCGTACGACTCTAAAATTGTAGATATGAATACGTTTAGAATTAAACGTGATGATGCTTTAAATGTAACGACTAAAAAACTTAGGGTTATATCTTACGAAGAGTACTTGACTAAGTATGCTGATCAAGAATATAATTCTAATACTAATATTAGAACCGTACCGACACATGTTGCAAGAACTCCAAGCAGAGAGTTTATGATTTATCCAAGTCCAGATAAAGCATATGAACTTGTTTACGAATATTATAGAACAGGTTTTGATTTAGAAAACGCTACGGATGTTTGTAACTTACCAGAGCAATATCGTTATGTTATTGTAGACGGTGCAATGCACTATGTCTATCAGTTCCGTGGTGACACACAAGCATCTCAATTAGCAATGCAAAAATTTGAGCAAGGTATTAAGTATCTGCGGAGTCTACACATTAACCGTACAGATTACTTAGGTGATACAAGAGTTGGATTCTAATGGCTACCCAGTGGCAAACATTTCCGATTGAGTTTAGGGGCGGTTTGATCTCTAACCTATCAGCCTTGCAGCACGGTACTAATGCTGTGGGTTCTGCTACTATTTTACAAAACTTTGAACCTAACAAAGAAGGTGGTTACTCGAAGATCAAAGGCTACAATAAGTTTAGCACTACCACTGTTCCAGGTAGTGGACCTATACTAGCCCTTAAAGTTATATCTTCGGGTCGTGTTATCGTAGCACGTAAGAATGCTACTAACTACACTGAGTACTACTATGGTACAGGAACTACGTGGACTAGTATGGCAGCAAGTGCAAGTACTAATGGTGGTAAAGCACGTCATGCAGAGTTTAATCTTGATGGTGATGACAAAGTAGTTTTTGTAGATGGTACTAACTACCCTGCAATCTATAATACATCTGGAAACACTATGACTTTTCTGACATCTGCAAACAGTACAGATGTTAGTGGTGCAGAAAATGTAGCTATCTTCAAGAATACAGCTTTTTACTCTAATGGTAATAATATATTTTTTACTGCACCCCTTACAGTAGATGATTTCAGTGCAGCTAATGGTGCAGGTAGTATTAACCTAGGGCAAGATATCACAGGTTTAACTGTTTTTCGTGACCAACTTATTATTTTTACTACTAACAGTATCAAACGTTTAACAGGAAACACTGCAGCAGATTTTCAAGTATCCCCTATTACAGATCGTATTGGTTGTATTAACGGTGATACAATTCAAGAAGTCGGTGGTGACATTATGTACCTCGCACCTGATGGTATCAGACTATTAAGTGCTACTGATCGTATTGGTGACTTTGGTTTGGATATCGCATCAGATTCTATTGCTAAAGATGCTAGTATATTCCTCGACAGTACATCTACTTTTTCCTCTGTACTACTACGAGAAAAAGCCCAGTACCGTATCTTTGCATATATTGAGTCAGAACAAAAAACAGTTGCTAAAGGTTTAATAGCTACAAAGTTTATTGCTCAAGGTGCTACAGGTATTTCGTGGGCTACGACAAAAGGTATAAAAGCATACGTAGCCGATGGTCGCTACTCTGGTGACCAAGAAACACTAGCATTCGCTAATGAAGATGGTTACATTTATACTATGAATACGGGTAATGATCTTGATGGTCAAGATATTGAAGCTATTTACGAATCTCCGTTTATGCCTATATCAGACCCACAGGTTCGTAAGACGTTCTATAAAATGACTCTATATGCTGAACCTACAGGTAATATGGATTTAGATCTTAACCTTAAGTACGACTTTGCTTCTGGTACAAATACTGCAACAGTTCAACCTACTACAGTAAGTGTAAGCAGTACGGGTACTGCAGTATTTTTATACGGTGCTTCTAACTCTACTTACAACTCAGCTAGATATGGTGGGGAACTTGACAGCGTATATAACACCAACATTATTGGCTCAGGTAAAACAATAGCAATACGTATAGAAGATAACTCAACTAACCCAACATTTACACTCGATACAGCAGTGTTGGAATTTAAACAAAACGATAGGCAATAACATGGCAGATGGATATACACGGCAGCGATCTAGTGAAATTGTAAACGGTAACGTTATTGATGCCGACGATTTTGACGTAGAGTTTAACGCAGTTGCAGGTGCAATGAATGCATCTACTGGACACAACCATGATGGAACCAGTGGTGGTGGTGCCCCAATTGAAAGTATTGGTCCTGCAAAAGACTTAGTCGTAACTTCTACTAATGTTAATCCTAGTACAACTAACACATTGAGCTTAGGTGCAGCGGGTGCTCAGTATAAAGATGCATTTTTTGATGGAACAGTTCAGACAGACTTACTATTGGTAGATGAAACTTCAATATTTACTGGAGCTATTACTGCTAATGGCGGTATTACAGGTAATCTTACTGGAGATGTTACTGGTGACCTTACAGGTAACGCAGACACTGCTACAACGTGGGCAACTGCACGAGAGATTGCACTTACAGGAGATGTCACAGGTAGTGTAACAGGTGTTGACGGTAGTGGTAACATCAGCATTACTACTACAGTAGCTGCAAATTCTGTCGCACTGGGTACAGATACTTCTGGTAACTATATGACAGATGTGTCAGCAGGTACAGGTGTTACAGTTACTCACACCCCTAACGAAGGGTCTACTGCTACTGTGGCTATTGGTCAAGCAGTAGGTACTACTGACAATGTTACATTTAATGCAGTAACTGCAAACCTTACAGGGAATGTTACAGGTAACGTCACAGTAAATGTCACAGGGAATGCAGACACAGCAACTACCTTAGCAACTGCAAGAACTATTGCAGGTCAAAGCTTTAACGGTTCTGCTGACATCACTATTGCTGCAACAGATTTGTCTGACACTAACCAAGCATTATCAACTACATCAGATGTTACATTTAATGACTTAACAGTATCAGGTAATCTTACTGTATCAGGTACAACCACTACTGTTAATACAGAGACAATCAACCTAGCAGATAACCAGATCGTACTTAACAGTAATGAAACAGGTGCACCTACACAAAATGGTGGTATTGAGATTGAACGTGGTACTGAGACAAACAAGACACTATTATGGTACGAGAACGTAGATGAGTGGTCTGTAGGTTCAGAAACATTTGAAGCAGGTACATTTAAAGGCGATCTAACTAAAGCTAGTGATCTTACAATCAGTGCTACAGGTACAGGTGATATTACACTAGACGCTGCTGGTGATATTATCCTAGATGCTGATGCTAATGCACAGGTCATCTTTAAAGATAACGGTGTTAGTAAATTTCTATTTGATGGAAATTCAGGAAGTATTCAAACATACACAGGCGATCTTCAGATTAGAACGACTACTTCAGGCGCAATCTTAATACAGTCTACAGGCTCTGGTAATGATGTAACTTTAAAAAGTTCTAATGATGCTATCCTTGATCCAGGTACAGGTGTTACAAAACTCTACAGAGGTGGTACTCAACTAGCACAACTAGACACAGGCTCTACTTACGGCGATCCGCTAAAGATTTCTACGTCTGCAACAGCTACTGGTACTATGACTGAAAGCCTTTGGGTAGACCAGTATGGTGTTAATGTCCTGTATGGTTTGCGTGTTGGTGATAGCAGTAATCCTACTGAAGATGATATCTATGCTGTTGGTGACATTGAAGCTGGCGGCAACATGACTTGTACCACATCAAATGTGACAACAATAGACTTTGGTGACTGGACTATCACAGAAAGCGCTGGGGTTCTTTACTTTGCCACAGGCGGTACAAACAAGATGAAGCTAGATGCGTCTGGCAACCTAACAGTAACAGGTAACGTCACAGCTTACGGAACAGTATAATGGCTTTACAGTCTTCAGGTTCTATCAGTTTAAATGATATCCAGACAGAGTTTGGTGGTACTAATCCTATTAGTATGTCTGAATATTATCGTGGTGGCTCTTTTGTAACAGACAACAATACAAGTATTCCTACTTCTGGTGCTATAAATATGAACGGCTTCTATGGTGGGACAAAGCAGTTTTCTTATACCTTCTCTTCAAGCGCACAAGAAGTTGTTCTAAACTCAACATTAACTACTGCTGGATGGAATGGCTCTGATCCTGTAGCTGTGACTATCGCATCTGGTGTATACCTCTGGTCAGATGATACTTCCGTAGGTGGCTTGACTATA